ATGAAGAAAGTGCCAAGCAGCTTGACCTTGAGATTTATGAAGTTCTTAACAGAGAGGATCTGCGAGAACTGCTAGATCAATATAGTCTTGATGCATTTGAAGCAGGACAACAGACAAAGACCTGGTCGGATGCTGTTGGCGCATTGAAAGCCGCTGTAAGCTCCGGCTGGATGAAGAGCTTTGAACTAATGATCGGCAACTTCAAGCAGGCGAGTGATTTCTTCACTCAACTAATTGAACCGCTTTATGATATTTTTGTAAATCCCGGTAAGAAGCGTAATCAATTTTTGGAAGCTGCATTTGGCGGTGGAAATGGCGGAGAACTTACCAAAACAGTCGCCAGTTGGGATAAACTAAAAAAGAAAATAGACGAGACAGGTCATAGTGTCGAAGAGCTGCAGAAAGCTTATGACCAGGTTATCAACGAGTCTGAAGATGCTGAAGTAAAGACACTCGCTGAAAAGTATAAAGACCTTGAAGAAGCCATCCGTGATGGAGCAGTTAGCGGAGATCTTCTTCAGGAAGTTCTGACTAAGATTGGCGGAACTTCCAAAAGTGCCACAGACGAAATGGTCAAAGGCGCTAAAGACGCGGCGCAGGCTCTTGATGAATATAAGAGAGTTGCTCAGCAATATAACGCTGGTAAATATGGTTCTGGAAACGAAAGTCGTAAACAGATCGAAGCAATGGGAATGGACTTCGATGTTGTAAAAATGCTGGCCGGAAACCTCAGGAATGGAAAAGGCTTTGATGCAGTAACACTAAAGTGGTTTGAGACTACAGCACCAAATTTATACAAGAAATTTATTCAGGCAATTGCCGATGGAAATGTTGTTATTGATGAAGCTACTGGAGAGTTAATTCAACTCGGCGATGTCGTTGATAAAGTAGATCTTGAATTAGAGCAGAGAATAGCTGCAATGTCCGGTCGTGAGCTTTGGCAGGGCGGTGTTCTCAATATTGTAGAAGCATTTGCCGCAGCATTTGGCAAAATTGGTGAAGCCTTCGATAAAGTTTTCGGTGACGCCGAAAAACGAGGAAAAGACTTTCGCGGATTGCTTGAGTCTTTTTACAGAACAACAGAAAAACTCAAAAATAATGAAGCCACTCTGGAAAAAATACGGCAGTTCTTCGAGGGTGTATTCAAAACGCTCGGTAAACTTCCTAAGATCCTGCTGAATATCGGAACTGCTTCGGTGCCGATTCTTAAAACTATACGCACAATATTAAGCACAATCGGTAAGCTCAGAAAGCCGCTTATGGCGATCATTGACAAAGTACTTGGACTGTTTACCAAGAATGAGAACGTCAATGAAGAATTTGGAACACTCGGCAGCATTCTCGAAAAACTCGGTATTATATTCGGTAAACTGAGTAACAAAGTTGAAAAGTATCTCGGACCTCTTGATAAAATCTTTGATAATTTTGTTAAGAAGATTCAGAATTTCTCTTTTTCAGAATTCTTTAAGCCATTAACAGATTTTCTCAACAGCGATAATCCAATTGCAAAGCTCATCAGAACAATCACTAAGCCATTTGAAGATCTGTTTGGCGGAAACGGTACCGGAAAAGATGGTATTCTCGGCTCACTGACCGGATTCCTTTCTGGATTCTCACAGTCTAGCGATGATGTCTCCGGATCTATTGACCGTCTGCAGACAAGTGTCGGCGGATTGTCTGGGGTTCTTGAAAAGATTGTAAAGATTCCACAGGCTCTAATGGACGGACTAAACAGCGACGATGCTTCGGCAAAAGAAAAGATCCATACCATGTGGGAGAACCTGAAGAAGATTATTGCAGAAGAATATAAGAAAATTGAATGGAACGATGTTCTTGAAGCCGGGAAGCTTGGACTGTTCGGCCTGATGATTTACAGACTGAATGAGTTCTTTAAGAACATTAATAAGGCTGTAAAAGCTCCAAAAACCAGTCTTCAGAGTGTAGCGAATGCCATTACAGGATTTACCGGTGCAATTACAGGGCCATTTAAAGCACTAAGTACCGCCATCACGAAAGGCGAACAGGCCAACCGGTATCTGAAAATTGCCACAGCAATTGGCGTTCTGGCGGCATCAATTTATCTTCTGTGTCAGGTCGATACTGATAAGTTCCTGAATGTCGCAATGGCAATGGGAATCCTCCTGGCAATCATGGCAAAACTTGCCAAGAACATGGATGGGTTCCAGCTGTTTTCCAACAATAATAAAACCATTTCAAAAAATAATCCTGTACAGAATACAATCAAGGCATTTGAGAATCTAAAAAGCGCATTCTCGGTTAACATGTCCGGCGCCAAATTTAACGTTAATCTGTTGTCTAATACCATGCAGGTTATGATCGGGATCGCGGTCATGATTACTGCCGTTGTTAATGCGTTCAATAAGCTAAGAGATATTAAAAGCCTTGAAGAGGTAAAGCCGGCAATTATACTGCTTGGCGGAATCATGGCCGCACTGACGATCATGACACCGCTGTTTGCTCTTCTTTCGAGGGAAGCACAGTATGCTGGCGCTGTCGGTATGATGATGGTCGGAATTGCTGCTGCGCTTGCCATTATGGTTAATTCTCTAATCAAAATAGGGAAGATGACCACCGAAGGACAGCTGAACTGGCCGGCGATTCAACGGATGTTTTTTATCATGATTGCGATGATGGCAGCTATTGCCGTTATTGCAAAGATCTCAACAGGATTTGTAAAGCAGGGTGAATCTTTGTTCTCCAGCGGTGCAGCAGTCCTGGCAATCGGCGGTGTGTTCCTCGCACTTGGGCTTTTGGTCAAGATGCTGGTGAAATCTCTGGCAAAAGCATCAGAGATTGAGAATCTGACCAAAGCAGTTGTCATCATGGCGGCCCTGTTTATTGCTATCTCAACGGTATTTGCTATTATGTCTTTCCTCGCGGGACAGAAGGAAGGCGGTGCTGGAGATATGCTGAAGGTTGCGGCATCCATGGTAATACTGGCGGCAGCACTGCTTATTTTGGTTCCTGCAATTGCTATCATGTCAGCGCTTCCGGCTGCAGGACTTATTGCAGCTGCGGCGGCACTTGGAATTCTGGTGCTTGCACTATCCGGAGCAATGGCCATTATCAGCAAATTAGACCCGTCAAAAATGATTAAGCTTAGTGCGGCATTTCTATTGTTCTCTATCGGAATGGCACTGATGTCCGCTGCAATTCTTGGCTTTAACCTAGCCATGATTGCAATTGTAAGTGTGGTGCCATGGGATCAAGTGTCAGCAAAGTTTAAGCAGTTTAGGGATGCAATGGACATTATCATACCGACGTTACAGACTCTGGCGCTTCTCGCTGTAGTCTTTGGCGCAGCATTTCTGGCAGCCGGTATCGGAATTGCCAAAATCGGTGTCGGATTTCTTACTGCATCTCTTGGTCTACTGCTCTTCTCCGTTGCGCTGAGGGTTATGGTAGGCGCTATGGACGTTTTTGCGAAGGCCCTTCCTGGGTTCTTCAAAGGACTTGTCGAAGCTTACGACACGATCGATCAAAACGGCTGGAAAGTTATCGTCATGTTGACGTTGATCACCGTTGTCCTAATTGGTGTTGCAATGGCGATCAAAGCGCTTGCAGGAGAGGACACTAAAGAAACATTAAAGAATCTCGGAACAAATCTGGAAACGGCAATTACACAGGTCATGAAAGCCATGCAGGCGGCAAGTCCAAAACTGCTTGCGGCTTTGGCCTCATTCGCAGGGCTGATCGCAACATTTCTAATTGCTCTGATTCCATTTGCAGTAACGAGTGTTGTGGCGATTATTGTTAAATTTATTTATGCTATTGCCGATTCAATCAGCGCAAACTCTGCACAGATCATTGCTGCATTCGAGGCCCTGTTTGGGACATTGATTGCATTGGCGTTGAAAGCACTGAATACAGTTATCGGTGATTTATTAGCATTTTTTGGAGAATTGATAGTCAGCATACTTGACACCATGATTCCAGGAGTTGGAAAAAAAGTTAGAGATAAGCTCGGTAGAAATTTTGCCAGTTGGACTGAAAATGGTGTCAGCGCATTAAATACCTTAGTCGACGACGCCATCGATAAAACCTTCATGTCTCACCGGCGTGAACTTGAGACAGAAATTCCAATTGTTCCGAGTGTGTCCGCTGAGCTTGAAAACGATCCGAATTATCAAGCTGCTGCTGCCGAAATGAAAGAATCCCTCGGCGATCTTGGCCATACCAGCGGCGAAAATATGGGCGAGGAGACAAAGAAGGGATTTCTTGAGACTCTTGTCGGCGGTGAAGATGGCGGAATCGGTGGACTTGCGACAGATGCCTTGTCAACCAGTATGCTTGGAGCCGCTGGAGAGGATAACGGCGTTCAGGGCGTAATCGATACTATGCTCGGTGATTCTTTAGGCAGTAGTGAGACAATGGATATTGCCGGAGATTTCGGATCCGATACCTCATCATCCTGGCTTAGCAGTCTTAAGACAAGCCTGATTGATCCGGGCAATACCGACAGCACAAAGACATCTATCCTTGATTTCCTGAGCGGCACATTCGGAAGCGACGATACAAAACAGGCGTTCTCAGACAGCGGATTTGAGCTTGGGGAAACCACCGCAACAGAAACTGCAAATGGACTAAAGAGCTCAGATTCGACCGTAAGACTCCAGAGAGCAGCCTCATCCGCAAATAACCAGACGGCAAATGGCTGGAACAGGCAGGCGTCCATCAATGCGCCATATATGATAAACGCTTTGATCTCCGGTCTGGAGAGAGCTGTCTATTATAGTAGTGGCGTTACTTCGCGACTTAATGCTATTGGCGCCGAAATCTATTCCCAGATGGAAGCCGGAATGAAAGCGCAGGCCGGAATTGCTTCACCGTCAAAAGCAATGGAGCAGAATGGCAGGTATATGGTTCAAGGACTGGTCCTCGGAATGTCCAGTGGTGAAAATGATGTCTATGGCATCGGCAGTACGATTTCCAGTGATATTCTTGGCGTGTTCCAAAGTGCCATAGCGCAGATCGCAGCCATGATGGACGGAAACTTTAACTATGAACCGACCATTACACCGGTTGTTGATATGAGCAATGTCCAGGCGGCAGCGGACTGGATGAGCGGGAAGTTTAATTCTCATTATGGCGTTACTCCGGAAATGGACAATCGAATTCAAAATATAGAAAATTACAGAAATAGAGCACGTACAAATATGAGCAGTTCTCAGCCCAGCACGACCGGATCGCCGGCAGTGCCCGGAGACAGCGTTGTCATCAATGTCTATCCGTCTCCCGGTATGGATGAGAACAAACTGGCCGATGCCGTCATGCTCCGTATGGCGTCGCGAATGACAAGAAGAAGGGCGGCAATGGGAACATGATTATATGGAATGGCGTAAGCAGCGATGATGTCGGGGTAGTGGTAGAACATTATCCCGGCATTACTCTGCCGAAAAGAAAAATGGAAGTCGTACAGATTCCAGGTCGGAATGGCGACTTCATCATTGATCAGGGCGCATTTGAGAACTATGAGCAGAGCTACCAGGTTTTCCTGGACGAAAGACGGTATGGCGGACTTAAAGCTGCCATGCCAAAAGTCGCAAATTGGCTAATGGGCACTTCCGGATACCAGCGCCTGGAAGACAGCTATTTTCCAGATGTCTACAGAATGGCATACGTTGAGAACGGTCCGGAATTCTCAAGCTGGTTTAATATTTATGGCGAGGGGACTCTGACTTTCAACTGCGCTCCACAGAAGTTCTATAAAATCGGAGAACGTGAGATCGCGATCAACAGTGGAGATACACTGCGTAATCCGAGCGGATTCTGGGCAGAACCAATACTGAAGGTTACGATGAGCGTGAACGGCACTAATGCTTATGGCGAGATTACTTTCACGACTGAAGGCGTGGCAAAACGAGTTATTCTGACGCAATGTTGGACCCCGCTTGTAATTGACGTTAAAGACCATACGGCAACATATACTGTCAACAATACTCCAACCGATTATTCGCCAAGTCTGTTCGGACAATATGAGAATATGAGATTGGGTAAGGACACAATGATAACCTGGGAAGGCTATGTCGATAGTGTGAGCGTTATTCCACGATGGTGGACGATATGACTGCAGAGGTTGCAAAAAGATGATACCTATATTATTTGAAGCTAACACTACAAATTTTTATGGGACAGAAAGCTACAATAATACACAAATTAATCATGGGCTTGGAGATCTGATTGATACTACGGCATGTGTAGTTCAGTTTAATGAAGACTGTTCCTATGAAATGGAGCTGTCGTATCCGGCGAATGGCAAAATGCTTCCTGAACTTACGCCAGGACGTATTATTGTAGCTAAATCCGATATTTTCCGCCAAACTCGGTATAAACCGTATCAGGCTTTCAGAATATATGGGTCTGAGAGAAATATTGATGATGGCATAACCGTTAAATGTCAACACATCAGTTACGATCTTGATAATTTATATTCGTTCCCAGGTATTCAGAGCGGTTCTTATTCCGGAGAAAATGTCATTTTTACTTTTCCGATTTCCGGTAATCTGAACAGTGTGCTGCAGGAAATCAAAAACAAAACAATGAACGGCACATGTCCATTCACGTTTACCAGCAATGTGTCTCGTACATCTGTAAATCCATATGTGCGAGATGTAATCTATATGCCAGTAAATGAACCAACAAGCATTCGATCAATTCTATTTAATGGCGACAGCAGTGTAAAAGGATGCTGGGGTGGGGAATGGGTGTTTAACAATTTCAGTATCAGTGCACTGGAACCCGCTGGCGTCGATACCACAAATGTGATTGAGTATGGTCGAAATATGATCGAAATCTCTCATGAAGAAGATATTACGAATCTTGTTACTGGCGTAATGCCATATTATCTCGATAAGGATAAAGAGTATCCGGATGCAGAAAACCGTATGATCTATCTTTTCGGCGATACCATTCGGGCTGAAGGAACATTCTTAAGGGAAAACATCGTGCCGGTTAATCTTACATCTCTGTATAATGAATATGGTGAAAAATACGCAAGTCACTTTGCCGGGCAAGTAATTGATGGCCAATACGTAGATATGGCCTGGAATATGGAAGAGAATCCGACGTTTGAGCATTTTAATACTGTATGCCAACTTTGGGCAAAATCTATAAAACTCGGTGTTCCGGAAATAAGTCTTACTGTAAAAGCTTCTGAAGTTGAAGAACCATTGTACATGTATGACTCACTGAAAGTCCATTATGATGCCCTTGATATTGATGTGATTGCTAAAGTATCATCCTGTACTTATGATGTACTTAATGAAAGATGCACAGAATTTGATGTAGGCAATACGAAATCGAGTTCCATGTGGCGCGGTATTTATTCTGAAGGTAAGGACATAAAGAAAGTATTTGTTCCAGGGGTGACGCCATCATGGTAACATATACAATCGCACTTAACAATGTCAGCGGTGCGCGATACGATCTGCCAAATGTAACTGCAGTGAGAGCATCCGATTACATTGACATGCGGCATCAGGATGAAAAATACAACGAAATACGTGTAACAATAGGCAATCCGAGTCTTGGCTGGACGTATAATGACACAAATTATAATATTGACAGTGTAGATCACACTATTGTGAAAGTTAAAAAGCCTGACGGTACCATTATCACGTTGGACAATACAAGTGATGAAATTCAGGAATTGGACAGAGATATTCTCATAGCGGCTGCATTTCTTCATCTGTATTACATTCATATTCCAAGTGATCCTGGTCTTACAGATCAGATTGGGACATACTTTTATCAGATCGAGCTTTACGACGAAGAAGACGCATATATAGGAAATTATATTTTCGGCGCGAGAGTTGCAGAAGTTTCTGTCAGGCGGACTGAGAAGCGAGAACTTGACATGTGGGCCGGTGCAGCACCGACAATCCTGCATCTTAATCAAGGCGAACAAAATGTTAAACTGATTTTTTCATTATTTGACTCTCACGGAACTGTTTATGACAATACAGTCACATTAAAAGCAAAACTCGTCGCACGAGAGCCAAGAAGCCAGATGAAAGAAGAAATACCGGTAGTTTACGGCGATGGAAGTTATCTATCACCGACAATACGGAATAGCTCAAATATTGCCGATGTTACAGTTAATGATATTTCAAAGCTTACTGAGCACTGTGGTAAAGTAGAAGCGCAGATCGTACTGTTTCATCGAGGAAATGGATGGTCTGAGAATAAACCGTTCGTATCCAATGGCGTAGAATTCTCATCTTCAAAGATTTATATTTATGTGGAACCAAGGCCGTAGAAGGCCTATTTTTGTTACCGGAGGAGTAATTCATGATCACATATACCGAAGCTTTGGACGTAACTCCGGGCAAATACCCAGTTAAGATTCATCTCAGTCAATACGACAATGATTTTGTACTGATATTTAACTTATATTCCAGAACCGGCGAATTCGAGCTTCCAGGAACGTTCAATGCAGCCATCAGAGGCACAAAAAGAGATGGTATGGGATATTCCGAGGCTGTGCGCATTACCGGAACGCAAGCCATCTATGTTCCCGGCGATGTACAGATGACTGCCTGCGCCGGAGAAAATAGATTTGAAATTGTCCTGCACGAGATGACCACTACCGAAGATGGAACTCCGCAGGAAGGAAAAAGCTACTATTATAGAACCAACTACTCTTTAGGTACAACCGGCGTCAGTGGCGTGCATGCGTATCAGGAATTCACCGGCACGACTTTCGCCTCCGGGACAACATATTACGAAGAATCAGAAAAAGAACTCTGCACTGCCAACTTTATTCTTGATGTTGAGCGGGCGGCATTGGACAAGGATACTCTGAAATCCGGGTCCAAGATTCGTGAGCTTGTGCGCGTTATCGATCGAACTGATGAGATTATCGCCGCTGCAAACCAGGCAGATGCTGCAGTCGAAGAGGCGCATACTACTCTTACGACACTGAAGAATCAGGCAGAGCAGGCGAGAGACGATGCACGATTGGCCGCAGCAGAGGCAGCCGAAGACGTCCAGAATATTCTGCAGGATCTGGTAGATGACGCTACCGCTGCCAAGAATGCAGCACAGCAGGCAGCCGAAACCGCAGCTCAGGATGCTGTCAATGATAGTCTGGAACTTCTGGATGAACGGCTTGAAGCGACACTGGAGGCAAAAGATCTCGCAGAGGCTGCAGCAGACAGCACCGCAGAAGACAGAGCCTATGTTGATACAAAAGCTGCTCAGATTGCCAGAATCACGACAGATGCTGACACGATCGCCAAGCAGGCATTGGAGAAAGCCGGTAACGCAGAAAATGAAGCTGCCGAGACAGCGAATAAACTTGACAACATCAACAACGTTGTCAATGATTTCCGTCTCAGACTGGAAAACAAAATAGATGATGCTTTCCTGGAAAACGGGCTTCTGTATATGCTCGCGGACGGGACAGTTGTTGTCGGACCTCTCGGGCCCTTTGCGGGCGGCGGAGGAGGCGGTGGAGGTGGAGACACCAACCACGCAGTCATCACAGTTACAAACCTCACGGGCTGGCTGAGCAAGACTATTGCCGCAAGCTCTACCTGTGAAGTAAGTCTGACATGGTCATCGATTGAAGATGAGATGCCTACCGGACCGGGTACACTCCGAGTGACGGTCAATGGCATCGTTAAGGCGACCTCTCAGATTGATCAGGGGGCCGTGACTGTAGATCTTGCAAGATATTGCTCCAATGGCGCGAATGTCTGCAAGGTTCAGATTAGTGATATTTACGGCAATGCGAGAACCATCAACTTCTCAGTGACGGTGACACCACTTAGCATCTCTTCCAGCTTTGATGTTTCGGCTCCCTATACGGGGGCTATTTCTTTTCCTTATACTCCGGTTGGCTCGGTTCTCAAGACCGTCCACTTTATTCTGGACGGAACCGAGATCGGGACACAGCAGACCTCTGTCACGAACAGGCAGATGAGCTATACGATCCCGGCACAGAGCCACGGAGCGCATACTCTCAGAGTATACTTCGATGCGGACATCAACGGAGAACTGGTCCGGTCCAACGAATTATATTTTGAGTTTATCGCAACGTCTCCTCTGGACGACACGGTGATTATCGTAAGTTCCTTCAGCCCGACAGTGGTTGACCAGTATTCTTCTGTCGTGATTCCGTACAGAGTGTATGATCCGACGGGCGTTGAAACGGAAGTTCAGCTCTTCATCAACAACAATCCGGTTTCAACTCAGACGGTCGACCGGACGGAACAGAGTTTTACCTACAGAGCTCTGACCGCCGGATATGAAGAATTTGAAGGCACGGCATTTGAGGACGGGACGACATATTATGAGCGCTCAGGAACCGATGGCGACTACACTTATACGCCGACTGCCGATACGACTTACGATTCTCAGAAAACCTATTATATTCTCATAAAGACAACGTTTAAGATCTCAGCCGGAACAACAATCAAAGAAATCAGCTTCCCTGTGAGACCTGTGACCATTGACGTTGAAGCCGAGACGCAGGATCTGGTGCTGTATCTGAATGCGCAGGGTCGATCCAACAACGAAGAGACCAGAGGAAACTGGAGCTATACCAATCCGGTGACAGAGCAGACAATCACGGCACAGCTGAGTAACTTCAACTGGAAGCTGGACGGCTGGCAGACTGATGACGATGGCATTACGGTCATGCGACTGGTGGATGATGCCAGAATCACGATCCCGTATCAGATATTCGGATCTGACTTCAAGGGTACCGGAAAGACAATCGAAATTGAGTTCGCGACAAGACAGGTCGTCAACTATTCAGCGACGATTCTAAGTTGCTTTGCGGACAACATTGGACTCAAAATCACGCCACAGAGTGTGAGTTTCCAGGGCGCGCAGTCTTCGTTCTCCACGGTCTACAAAGAGAATGAGCATGTGCGGCTGAGCATCACGATCGACAAGCAGACGGCAAACCGGCTGATGCTGATTTATATTAACGGCATCATGTCAAGAGCTGAGCAGTATATCTCCGGTGAACGATTCAGTCAGTTGAATCCCGTCGGCATCACAATCGGGTCAAACGAGTGCGGGATTGATATTTACAACATCCGCATTTATGACAATGATCTGAACCGTCAGCAGATTTTGGATAACTGGATCGCGGATACTCAGATCGGAGAGGTGATGCTGGATCGCTACACAAGAAACCAGGTCTACAATGCCAGTGGTGACGTACTGACCAGTACGCTTCCGAGCAATCTTCCGTACTGGATCATTATCGCGCCGGAGCTCCCACAGTTCAAGGGCGATAAGAAGATTGTCTCCGGTTCCTACACGGTTCCTGGGAATACGGCGAGATCCTTCAGCTTCGAAGGTGTGGAGATCGACGTACAGGGCACCAGCTCCTCTGTATATTTCCGAAAGAACTATGACCTGAAGTTCAAGCAGGGATTCACAGTCAACGGAAATAACGTGAAAAACTATGCGATCCGGGTTGGCTCCATTCCATTCAACCGGTTTGTCTTGAAAGCTGATGTGGCGTCAAGCGAATCTGCAAACAACACAGAGCTCACGATGCTCTATCACGATAGTTGTCCATACAGAACACCAGCCATGGAGCTGAATCCGAAGGTACGATACGGTATTGAGGGAATCCCATCGGCATTATTCTGGTACAACCCAGACGATCAGACAACGGCATTTATGGGCAAGTACAACTTCAACCTGCCGAAGAGAGCACCAGCGCCTTACGGCTATGCGGATGTCTATATGCCGACCGAAGACAGCAGCAAAGTGGCAGGAAAGATATACTACACCAGAAGTGGCGTAGCGGATAACTACACTTATACTGAGCTTACAGGTTCAGCATTTGCCGAAGGAACTCAATATTACGAATTATATTCTGACGGGACACTGGAAAGCTGGGAATGGGAGCGCAATAACTCCATGAACGTCAAATTCCAGGATACGGACTGGACCTCGACCTCTCTTGATGAGGACGGGCAGCCTTATCCGACCTGGTATGATGACTTTGAAGCAAGATTCCCGAGCGATGAGCACAGAGACTATGCGAAGCTAAATGAATTCATCGGCTGGGTGAAGTCCACATGGCGGGATCAGGCGACCGGGGATA